TGCCACCTGAATTTTTGCTATCGGGGCGACCTTCACCGATTCCCACTTGTTGACCTACTCGTTGAAGCAGATTTGCAACGTCCGTAGATGTGAACTGGTCGGAATCGTAGCTGATGTTAATGTCTGCCGACCAAGGCCAGAATTTCGCACGCACCCGGATGTCGCAGACGCCGGTTGCATTCCGAGCGTGCATAATATGTGGTTCCGATGTTCCATTGATCTTAATCAGCGGAACCGCATCAATCTTATCGAACCCATCGCCCTCGACAAAGATCGACAGCTTGGCAAGAGTCATTTTAAACCCTACCAATCGGCAGGCCGAAATCAGTCCGTTTCGGAATGCTCCGGCAGGAATGCCTTCCCAGCCCTCGCTGCTGACGTGCTTTGCCGCCACGAAGTCTGCATCAAAGTCTCGCGCTTCCTTGGCTTTTTTCTTGTTTGCTTGCGATCCGAGCTTGTGCTTTTCGATCATGGTGTTGATCGCCTTCTCCGAAAATCGGAGTTGAATATAAGGCGCAGTTCCCACAATGTTGAATCGTGCTTTGACTATGTTAGGTGCTTTGATTGTTACGTTTTCAGTTGTTGGTTTCATATTTATGTTTTCTTATTTGTTGTTGTTGTTTTGTGCTGCGTAAACGGCCACAGCGAGTGCCGCCCATGAATGGGATTTGATGCCGTAGGTTGGCCCCGGCTGGGCTTTTGTTCCCTGTGGCCCGATCTTGTCGATCAAGGCTTGGCGAATGTTCGCGTCCTTGGCTCGCATCGTTCCGCATAGGAAAAGCTTAATATCTTTCCGAAAGATCAACTCTACGTCCACCCGTGCCACCTCGATAAACCTCCCGATCCAGACGCACGTTTCGAAGGTTGAAGACCCGACCGCCATCCCGTAAGATGCGATCATTTCACAGGCAACTCGGTCGTACTCGCGACCGATGAGAATCTGGCGGATCTCGGCATTGGGAAGGTGACCGTGATCAACTATCTTTCCGTGGTCGAATTGTACGAACGCGCTGTGCGTCGTCCCGGGATCGAGTGCTAATATCATGTTTTAGTGCCCTTGTTTTAATTTTATCTGCTGGAAGCGCGAGAACGTCGCAGATTCCTTGGAATGCTTTTGATTTGATGAAGTGAATTGCCGATTCGCGGTCGAGTTCCTGCGCCTCGTTCAGTTGTTTGCTGAGAAATACCTTCTCGCTTTGTAGGTCGGCAACGGTCTGCTGTATCATACCGCACAATAAATTGCGGGTAAATTGGCATTCCGCGTCATGTAGCTCTTCAGCGGTCACTAGCGGCGCTCCCTGCGGGTTTGGCGGTTCATCCACCAGCGGCGAGTCTGCTCAGACTCGCAGGTGGCTTTAATATTGCCGATTAGGTATCCGGCGATGAATGCACAGCAAGTGCAGATTCCAAATAAGGCGAGAAATGTGATAGGTTCCATATGTTTAGTTTTTGTTTCTGTCGTTCGGGTTCGTCCCGTTCGATGTGCAAACCCTCATTCATTCCCGCAAAGATGAAAAGAAAATAATTTGCGAAGTGCGAAAATAATTCTTTAGAAAAGTCTTTACAAATGAGCGCAACCAATGCCCATGAGCCTCTGCGGGCTTTTTTATTTCGAGATCGGGCGGTATAAATTTACCTCGCGAGCGCCTTGATTCGTCTGTATCGTTGCCTTTTTTGATTCAAGCGTCCCTTTCCCAACTGCTGTTTCAACTCGACAAGTGATCGCAGCGACGGTCATTTTTGATTCCGTTGAAATTGCGCGGATCGTTTTCCAGCCTTGCTTGGCTAGGTCTTTTTCACTTTCGACTTTGGTCGTCTCGTAGAAAGCATCCCAGGCTTTGTTTACAGCGGCAAGAGCCAAGGGTTGTTTATTTTTCGTTCGCATAAATTTACGGTGATCGAATTGTCCTTGTAGTAGCCATACGCAAACCCTTGTGACCAAGCGAATGTTGCACGGCGCGTGCTCGCGTATTCCATATCAAAACGCGCAAGCATTCCAACGCAATACCCGCTAGGCCCGTCGAGCGTGCGAGCGCGTTCCCAGCCTACGCGGTGAAGGTGAGCCAATACACATTGCCCGTAGGTTTCTGCATGGTCGCGGATGGCTTGGACGTTATACATATAACCGTGCAGGAACTTGGTTCCGCCTAGTTCGAAGTAGCTGCGAATGTGATACGGATACAGCCGCGCTTTTAGTTCCTTCGCGGTCTTCTCAATGGCTTGAATGGTGAGCGTAGCGGCATGAGCGGCCAATGCGTTTGGCGACGACGCGAGCTTGTAGAGCCGGGCTTCGTGGTTCCCGTAGAGAATATGTTGCGGTCTGAGTTCGTGCAGGAAGTCAATGCCTGCTGAAAGATCGTCGCTGATGCTCGCAGCGCGGTCGCTTGAGTTTGGGTCTGAAATAGCCCCAGACCTGAAAGCGGCCAGGTCTAGGAAGTCCCCCAGCATAATAGTCGTGTCGGGGCGCCAGCGGTCTTTGAACAGGAGAACGGCCTTGCGTGCCTCTGGGTCGATTTGATCGCCATGCGAGCATCCGACCGCCATCCATTTCTTCCATCCCTTCATATCAGTTCTGGAATATTTCGCTTGGTTCGTTCTTCCCAAATCCACGCACGGACAGCTTCCATCGTGTCTTCGTCCAGTTTCGCAAATGCTCCGGATTCGTGCTTGAGAGCGGATCGAAGCTCTTGGTCTATGTCATCAACTAGAATGAGAATATCAAGCGCCTTGCAGGCAACCTCGTGCTCGTATCGCTCGGTCTCGTCGTATTCAAGTGTCATCTTCATGCTTCTTCGTCCTCCTCTTCTTCTTCGGTGTCTGGAAATAGAATGCTGAATGAGTCGCCCGCTAGTCCTTCGACGGCGTATTTGTTGCCGAATACAAACTCCCCGTGCATCGTTTCTCCGCCTTGCTCCCAGCTGACGATGGTCAGTCCGCAGTCGTAATGCTCCGACAGGATGCGCTTCGCTTCCGCGAGTGCTTCCGCACGCTCTGATTCAACCGTCGGCTGTCTCTTTTTTTTCAAGCAAGTATGTCTATTTTTTTAGATACTCTAGTGCGTAAGATGGCGAGCATTTCCCGCTCGGTCATGCCCTTCGCCCAATGCGGACGCATCTGATAGTGCGGTTCGTCAACAAATTTCCAGTCGCCGCCCCATTCAAGTCCAAGGCTTTTGCCGAGCGTGCCTAGTTCGTTGTAGATCGGATGCTCTCCGAAGTATTCTTTTCCTTTGAATATGCCTACGTCGAACGCAATTCCAAAGTTATGATTTGAAAAGCCCGCTTTTGCACGGGTCACAATTTTAGTGTTTGGAATCGTGCGGCCTTTTGCATAGAGCGCATCTTGCTCCATATATGAGCGAGTTCCGCTAATGATCTTAACGTCACATCCGACCTTTGCACAGATGACCTTTGCAACGCCTAGGAAGGCGCGTGCGGCCTTTTGAGCTTCTGGGTGGAGCGTTGCAAGCTGGATCTCGCTGCGTTCGTCGAAGGTCATTTATCGTGGAGAGTTTTTGAAAATTCCGGCGTATAGCAGAATGTGCCGTAATCCGTTTTGACGCATAGCGACGGATTATTGAATCCAGCGCATGAAGTCAGAAACGCCATTCCCAAGAACGCGAATGAGAGAACGATCATCCAAAGCGCAACGGTTTTGGCGCTCATTTTTCTTTACGGAAGATTTCTATGAGTCCGATGATGGCCGCGAGAGCCGCCCCTATCGCGTCCCACTTCGACGGGTCTAGGCTCAAACCGGCAACGGAAGCGATTATCGCGACCCCGCGAATTGTTGACGGTTCTTTCAATTTCGAGAGTAGTGTTTTCATGGTTTTTTGGGTCTGGTCATTTTATACAGCGAAACCGCCCCGATGCAAATTCCCATCAAGAGCGAAAGAATGCGAAGCCAAGCCTCGACCTCGGAGAACGAGATCAGAACGGCGGCAGCGGGCGCGGACGTGCCTACGAGCGAATGAAAAGTGTGACTCTCCATTACGTCAAGCTGGCTTGCGTTATGAGTTCCTCGGTCAATGTGCATGATTGAAGAATGATCGTGTTGCGCTCGCCGCTTTCGGTTAGCTCGATCTCCAGATCGGCGGTCGCGCTTGTCGCGTTGAGCAAATAGTCGCGCACGCCGAACGTGGAAAAATCAATCGGCGCTGTTTTTCCTGGCATTGATTTTAATCCGCTTTGCACTTGCAGCGTGGGAAGATCGAAAAAACCTTTATCCCCGCCGAATGTGACGTCGAAATAACTGCCTTGGATGCC